CCTCTTGTTTAACCTGCAACGACACATGTTCCATTAAATGACCTTGTAATAGACCATAAATTTGTGGATTTATCTGTACCATTCTTGATGTCATAAACGACATGTGAGCTGCAATGTGTGCATTGTGGTCTTGTTGCGGAAACGCTTTTGGAATTACCATCTGTAACGCTCCAGTATTCTCTGTTGCAGGATCCAAAGGTCTTGGTGGCCCTGGTGGTGGTTTTAATATACCTGAAACATTTTTTACACCCAATGCTTGATACATTCTTTTATAAGCTTCGTGAATATCATGCATCTGTGGATTAGATTGTGCGAGTGTAAGTGATGCTTGTGCTATTTGAATTCTTTGTGTCATCGAATAAATGTCAGGATCTGCTACAGGAAGGATATCTACTCTGTCATCAAAGTCGGATTGTTTAATTAATCTACTAGCTCCAACGACGTCGTATGGATATTCAACTGGCACTGACTCTGCAATAACTCCGGCTAACATTTTGAACTCTTGACCCATAGAGTAATAACATCTTTTGTGAATTGCTGACATAACTTTGGACCCTCGTTCAAGAACCGCCATAGTTGTTCCTACAGGAGCTTGTGTATTCATGTCTGCCATTTTCATATCTGCTACTGATGCAAATCTTCTTCCTGAATCAACGCAAAATTGAAGAAGCTGATAAAGAGTTGGATCTGGTCCTTTGAATGGTAAAAATTGAAATTGATCTTTTATATTTCCACCGGGTGCATCTACATCTCTAAACTCACCTGGCTGTAATGGTTCAGAATCATCTCTAATTCTTAAACCTCTAGATTTAAAACCTGCAGGTAGATTTGATAATGTTCCTGCATCCAATAGTTGTCTAAGGGCTGTTGTAGCTGTTCTTGACAAACCACCGATTGTATGAATTAAACCGTTACCATAAAAACCAAATCCAGGTAAAAATTTATAATGTACAAAATAATCTTTACGTATTCTTTTGTCATCATTTTCGTCATAGTTTCTGTATATAGATAAAACTTTTCTAGAATCTTCATCAATAGTTACAATATATGGAACTTTAATACCGTTTGGATCCTGATAACCATCTATGTCAAGATTAGTATGGACCTCTATAAGATTATATAATGCATTTGCTTGTCTGTTATCTGTAGATGTTACACCCTCAATCTCATTCATTTTGTCTTGAACTTTGTCAGATTTATAACTTGGTCTTGGTAAATCTATGTCTCTATAAAAACCACTTACTTGTAATTTTCTTAAATCATTTTGAGACATTTGAAGAACTTGTGATATTCTCAACGCATCTGATAAATCACTAGCGTTGTATGGAACAACTAGATCCTCCGCTTTTATAAATTTAGCACAAGCTCTTCCTAAGACTGGATCATAATAAACTTTTTTAAATGAAGAACCTGTAAGAGGAAGTAAGAATAACATCTGATCCATTTCTGGAGTGTATTCTTTCATAACTGATGTAATCATATAATTCATGTAATCTCTTACACGACCAGCTTGATTTATTTTCTCATCAGTCTGTGCTCCTATTACTTCTGTTCTTACAGGTCCTCCTGCAGGCAATAACTCTTTGATGGCTTGCGCTTGGAATTGAGTTGCTGACTCCGCAAGTAAGGGATGAGTTACTCCTGCTGCCCCAAGAAAAGGACGGGCTGGTGATTCATATTTAAAACCTAATAAGTCTAATCCTTTAACGTAAGAATCTACCCATTGTTGTCTTGAACGTTTGTCATCTTCATAGTTAGAAACAAGTTCACTACCTATTTGAGAAAGAATAGACTCATCTAAGGTTTCTGCTAAGTTTGAATAAAATTGTTCTTCTTGTTGAACAACTGGTTCTACACCAGCTATTACATTATCGTTTTCATCTAATACTGTATCTACTTGTTCTGGATTGTTACCAGCGGTCGTATCAATTATTTCTAAATCTTCACTTGACATTAATACATCTTAGTTATTTTTTTATTTTTTGCCATACCCTGACCACGGCAGACGATACCACCTTTTTTTAAATTTATGCCTTTTGTTTTTTTAAATTTATCTATACCTCCACCTACTTGTTGTGCTCTTGATACTTCCTCTTTAATATTTAGAGCTGGGTCAGGTGATTTTGCTAATGTCGCTATTGCTTTATCTATCATCTAAATAATGGCGCAAAGTATTCACGTTTTACTTCTACCAATCCTCCAAGTTTATATGCCTTCATTCGGCCCGTATTTGAGCCTGCTAAATCTAATACCACATTTGTGTTATAATTTCTAGGGTCATTAATATCTGTTATATCAAGTGGTTCATAGAAATTATTTTTATCCATTTTCATAAAACTATCTCTTTCAGCTTTGGATGTAAAAGCCCCCACAATTTTTCCATCTGAGTCTGTTACTTTAAAAGGTTTATTTATATCTGATTTCATGACTTTTTTGACAATTACTTTAGCACCCAATTCTTTTGCAATCTCTTGCATTGCTTTGGGTACAACTGCAGTGCTGACTAATTTTCCTGTTTTGTAATCTCTGTATTTTCCAACTGCTTTACCATCTAAATTTTTTAAAACCCTATCTTTACCTGGGACTTTTCTAAAACTGCCCTCTAATTGATCACCGCTTAATCCATAGTATTGTTCTAGTTTTTGTTTTTGTCCCACTTGTTTTAAAAGATAATCATCAGCAGCACCGATAGCTATATATCTTACATTATTTTTTCTTGCATCTTGTATTAATGATTTTAGTGCAAGTTTTGTCCATGTAGCCTCTTTCATCATTGGAAAGTAATCGTATGTTCCATCTTTTGGAGAGAAACTTTGACCATAATATTGATTCCCTGTAATTTGAGATGGTCTTATTTGAAAATTAGATTCTAAAATTTTTTTCTCTTTTTGTAATTCGTTTAATGTTTTAAACTCAGGAGGTGATAATGGTCTATCATTAGCTATTTTTGTAAGTCTATTTATTTCTGTTATTTTTTCATTGATTTCTCTTTTCAATGTAGAATTTATAATTTTATTTTTAAAAGGATTGTTTCTTACAAGAGGTTTATCTCCATCATACCTTGCTAATTTCTTTGATATAGATTGTCCCGTATCAGATTGTATTTCTCCAATGTAATAAGTGTCTCCATAATTATCTATACCTCTAGTATTAAATCTTATATGTGCTATGGGGTTAGGATCAGGAAAATGTCCTGAATGAATTACTTTGGCGCTATTGTTACCTGGTATACCTTCATCTAGATAAACAACTTTTTCTCTATAATCATAACCACCTTCAGGAAATACACCTTTATGTCTTGGCATGTTAGTCGTGGTCAAACCTTTTTTAGCCAACGCTTCGTATTTGTCATAATCGGAAATTAAATTTCTAACAATTAATTTTTCATTATCTTTAAGGGAGGGTAATAAATTTATTAGTCTTTGTTTTGTATCAACAACTTGATCTAATTGAACTTTAGATGCAGAAAATTTTTGACCAATAGCAGTAAGATTTTTTGCATCAGCATCTAAACTTGTAATTAAATTTTTAAGAGTTTGTCTTTGATTAACGGGTGTATCTAATATTTTATCACTAAGCATTCTTTGCACATCATCATTAAATAATCTAAAAGTTTTATTTACATTTAAAATCTCTGATTCATTTAATGGAAAACTATAATTTTTTACTTTTGTTTTATATGCTGGGTTTGTCTCAAGAACTGATAATACTTCTGCTTTTGAAATTTTCTTGTTAGGGTATTTTTTACTTAACTCAAATAGATCTCCTCCAATAGGTTCCCCTTTTTTATTAAATACTAATAAACCCGCATCTTCTAGTTCTTCAGCTTTAATTCCTTTGTTTAAGGATCCTTTCATGAAGCCCATCCACTGAGCTGGTTTAGCAAATTCATTACCACCTTTCTTGACATAATCCCAAGCTGCTGATCCCATAAACTCAGTTATATTATCTACCTTCAATTGCCTTTTACTTTTTCCAAAACTTAAAGGCTCTGCTTGAACAGTTAGTGCTTTTGAGTTTCTTATTTTTTTGGCGTTAAAATCATCCTCAATAATTTTCATACTTTTTTCTGTTATTAGAGGTGTGTTCTTAATGCTATTTCTTGTTGAATAAGCAGTATTAAGTTCAGCCATTCGTTCTGGATTATTCATATAGATGTTTCTAAATTCTTGAAAGTTTTCAGGTAGGTTTAAATCTTGTCTGTATTCTGGGAGTCCATCAACGAAGATCTGGTATCTAGGGTCATTACGTATAGATTCTCTTAATTGTGCATTGATAGGTGCATTTGTAAATTGATTTCTAATTTCTCTTTCAACACCTCTTTTAGGCATCAACGCACGAATACCACTAGCTGCTTTTCTAAAATATGGGCCAACAAATGGAATCATCCCTGCAACACCAAGCCCAGTCAAACTAACATAACCCAAAGCTTCAAGTGGAGTCATATCATCATAGCCCTCTACACCTTTCGCTGCTTTTGCTAATTTTTCAGCATCTTGCATTGCATATTTGTATGATTGTAATTCTCCAGTGATAGGAGCTGTATCTCTTAAAACTGTGTAAGCTGTATCTTGAAATTTCTTTTTGGCTTCTTGTAATTTAGCTTCATCTAAATTTTCTATTTCTCCATAGTCAAGTATAGTGTTGTTGTCAGCCATAATTACTCCTAGCAAGGATAATATTTACGTTCCGTCGGCAATGGTTGTTTGTCCGTCGGCTCATAATCATAATCCGCAGATATAAAATTTCCTTCCCGGTATCTTAACACAGCTTGGGTGGTGCTGTCCACGAGGTCATCGTGTTCCCCGTTAGGGAACGCTGCACACTCTTCAATTACTTCATGAGCAAATTGACGGTCAGCTGGATAAAAAACCATACCCGATGCAAACACGGGCGAGACTGCATTAACCCTTGAAACCTTGTCTTTTCCACGACCAGGCACGAACTCGTGCACAGGGATACCAGTTCTTCTAAGCTCTTGTATAAGTGGCATACCCGTTGCCTTTGCTTCAATGACGACGGACTCAGGATTCCAATACGAGTATTGATCCATTGCTACAGCTTTTAACTCAGGAAAATCCCAACGACCTTTAAGAGAATCTAACAGCATCAAACATTTTGGTGAATCCTCGTCAGGAGTAAATACACCCCAAGTCGTAATAGCAGAATAATCAGCAGAATCTTTTTTACTAAACGCAGTATCATACGATTGTATTACATATTCAAGTCTAGGTATTTCATGTTCCCATGGTCTCCACCATTCACGTTTTATAATAGCGCCTTCTTCAGAAGTTGGATTCTGCATGTATTGTGCATTCCAACGTTGAGGAGGTATTGATGCTTTTACACCCTCTAATTCTTCTTTCTTCCAATACTCTGGCCATACTGGTTGTCCGTCGTCCAGCAGCGCTGGAAACTCAACGACCTCCCATTGATCAGCGCCAGGGTTTACTTGAGCTTTAATTAGCCTACCTGTAAGATCGTCCGTTGCCCATCGAGTCATTACAACTACAATAGATCCACCCGGTTGCAAACGTTGTCTAGGTCCTGACACATACCAATCATACGTCTTCTCCATAGCAGAGTCAGACATAACGTTTTGTTCGGTGTGAGGGTCATCAATAATTAATATATCTGCACCCCTACCCGTTATGGCACCACCGACACCAGCTGCAAAATATTCACCCCC